GGCGTAGAGGCTATTCATCGCTGGTGGGCTAGGTCGGTGTTTACCATCGTCCTACTCATCATTAGCTACTACATTGGCGCTGTTCAAACTGAGAGCCGCATAGCCGCTGATTGCAGGTTTGCTGCGGCCTTCAGGGTGGACATTCAGGCGTTTACTTGCCAGAGGAAACTATGACGAGAGATGACATCATGAGGATGGCGCGGGAAACAGACTGTCTTGACGATCAGCATTACGGTTCAGTATGGGCAGATAAACTTGAACGCTTTGCCAACCTAATTGCAGCCTCAGAGCGAGAGGAATGCGCGAAAGTGTGTGATGCGCGTGATGCTGCTTACTGTGCCTTTGCTATCCGCGAAAGAGGTGCGCCTTGAACACCTTTCAACTAATAACTTTTATCGGCGCTGCATTAGTGGGTGCCGGTGGGCTGGCAGCAATTATTGTCCTGTTGCTATCAGTCTTATTGTGGGATCAGGACGAAAACTAACTGGGGCTAAATATGAGTGACTTTTCACCCGAAGTGCGTAATAACGCATTATGGTCTAACGATGCACGCCGTTTCGTTGAAGGTAGAAGCGGTGAGGTTTACGCTGAGAAGATTGGCGTTAAACCGTTAGATGACTTATCCAACGTAGAAGCTGTGCAAATGGGTTTAGTAATGCAGGAACCCATCATGAAAGAGTTTGCACGCAGACAACGCATCAATTTCAAAGATGCTGACTACGCTCTCTACCACCCGCAACATAGCTTTCTTGCCTCACACTTTGATTACATTTCAGAGGATGGGCAGACACTCTATGAGGTCAAGAATCTAGGTATCCACCAGCGTAAGAAGTATGGCGACGATGGTACAACTGACGTTGACACAGGCTACCGGGTGCAGTGCCTACATGAATCCCTAGTCCACCGTATCCCTAACGTGGTGCTGGTTGTTTGCTTTGGCGGTCAGGAAATCTGCCACTACCCGCAGCATTTCTCAGCAGAGCAATGGGATTTACACGCCAGAGAGATGGCGCAGTTTTGGGGGCGCATCAAGGCTAGGAACTTTGACCCTGAAACGATGGGTGATGCTGCCAAGATTGTCTACAAGGAAGACAATGGCAACAGCCTGTTAGCCAATCAGGAATTGGAAAACATTTGCGAGATGCTGAAGATTGTCAAAGAACAGCGCAAAGTATTAGAAGCGCAGGAAGATGCCCTAGCCGCCAAAGTGCAAGGCTACATGATGGAAGCCAGCCAACTAGCTACCTATGACGGTCGAATCCTAGCTACTTGGAAGGCCAGCAAATCGACTAAATCCTTTTCCAAAGACTTGTTCCGTAATGCCATGCCAGAGATGTATGACAAGTTTGTGGTCGAGCAACCCGGCTCACGCCGCTTTTTACTTAAGTGAGGACAACATGAATCAAGATAATTTTAAAGCATTTCCATACACAGGCGCAGGCAGTGATGGCATGGACTTGCGCGATTACTTTGCAGCAAAAGCTATGCAGGGTTTGTTAGCTTCTGACACACACGCACCTGTTGAGGAGTTTGTTCGACGGGCTTATGAGATAGCAGATGCCATGATGGAAGAAAGGATTAGCCATGAGTAATGTAGTCAACATGGCAGGGGATGCGGCAATTGCCGTACTTGATCCTGCTATCCAATCATCCATTGTGTTGCGTGGTGACTTGTCTGGACTGAACGAGGATCAGAAGAAAGAGTATTACTTGTATCGCTGCCGCCAAGTTGGTCTCGATCCTGCCGCTAAACCCTTTGACCTACTCACACTTAATGGCAAACAAATCCTCTACGCGAACGCAGGAGCTACTCAACAGCTTTGTGCGATCCACAAACTTTCCACTCAGATTACGCATCGGGAACGTGTGGATGGAATTTACATTGTCTCCGTCCGATGCACGGGCGCTGACGGTAGAGTTTCAGAAAATCAAGGCGCAGTGGATGTCTCAACCCTTGTCGGCGAGAGATTGGCTAATGCCATCCTTAAAGCAACTACGAAAGCAATACGCAGGTCGGTTCTTGCACATTGTGGACTCGGAATGCTTGATGAGACTGAAGTTGAAACCATCCCGGAAGCGCGTAAAAACCCGTTGATCGTACCTGAAGCAGTGGCACCCATCGAAGTACCCGCACCACCACCAAAGCAAACCACAGGCGTGGCTTTTATGGTGCCGGGAAAGAGCGAAGCCTATGCCTACCATGCCAACGATGATGAGTTTGTCAACGGCTACTTGGATATGGTCACAAGCATCATGGCAAGCGGGAAGCTGAACGCTGCTGAGAAGCTGGCAAAGATCACAGCACTGGAAGGTGCAAATGACTTTGTGCTTGGCATGATTGAAGCTGAGAAGCCAGTGCTGTTCGAGGTATGGACTAAGGGCGTGAAAAGGGCGAAGGAGGATTGCGATCAGCAGATAAAAAAGGGTTGAAGCCAGCCAGCGGCAAAGGGCAAGCAGCCATGATCCTAGATCATTTGCAGCAAGGTGATGGTATTACAGCCCTTGATAGCCTAAGACTGTACGGCGTGCTACGGCTGGCGGCACGCATTGAGGAACTTAGGAAAAATGGACACACCATCGTGACGCAAACGGTGCGTGTTGGGAAGAAAGAGATAGCACGTTATTCATTAGTTAAGGAGAAGCAATATGGAGAAGCAAGACATTGAACGTAAGATGGGTACGGGCGTGCTACTGAGCAACCGTAATAAGAAGTCGCCTAGTAGCCCTGACTGGCGTGGTGAACTGAAGGTATCTGAACACTACGCTCCGGGTGACACAATCAAGCTGGCAGCATGGACTAAGGACACGAAAGGGGGTGCGCTAATTTCGATCAAAGAAGATACTTGGGTGCCGCCTGAGAGTACCGGCCCCGGCAACGTAAACCCTTTCCCTAGCAAGCGGAAAGATGATGGCGATATTCCTTTTTAATGGAGATCACATGAGATACCTATTTGCGTTATGGTTAGCGATTACCGCACCACTGGTTTATGCAACCTGCACTTACAATACCTACTGCGATCAAGGTAGGTGTGTTACTTGTACAACCTGCTGCTACGGCAATAGCTGCAACACAAATTGCTATTAACTTTTTTGGGGGAAAGCGGATGCTGGTTTGATGATTAACAAATCGTCAAGGATAGAGCCAGACGCAGCGAGTACCCCACCCCCACCATGAGCAAACTTAACAGGCAGCGTGGCGCAAGCTATGAACGTGAAGTCGCCAATGCGATATTTGATCAGCTAGGCATACGCATTCGCCGCAACCTGAAGCAGTATCAGGTGTCGGATGAAGGTGACTTAATCCTTGGTAAATATCTCATTGAATGCAAACGCAGACGCAAGATTGCAGTGTATGATTTTATGGAGCAAGCAGAGAAGGCTTGCGAGATAGGTCAAATACCCCTTGTAATCATGCGTGAGGATGGCAATAAGTCTTTAGCCATGCTCCGACTTTCCGACTTGCTGACTCTGTTAGGTAACGAATTAACCCCCCATCAGCCACAGGATGAACCTTCGCCTGAAGGTAGTTAGGAGCGTTGCGGGGCGCAGCGTTACTGTGGCACGCCCCACCTTTACGGAGATCACATGGAAAAGCAAAAGCATATTTTTATTGCAACACCTATGTATGGCGGTCAATGCACTGGGGTCTATGCTCAGTCATTGATCAACTTGATTGGCGTGCTAGGTGAGCATGGTTATAAGACATCGGTATCGTTGATGTTCAATGAATCACTTGTTACCCGCGCACGTTGCAATATGACGTATCAATTCCTTGAAAGTGATGCCGATTACCTGTTTTGGATTGATGCAGATATTGCGTTTAAGGCTGAAGATGCCATCAAAATGTTACGGGCTGACAAGGATGTAATAGGTGGAATCTATCCAAAGAAGGAAATCAATTGGAATACTGTTAAGCAAGCGGCACTGGATGGGAAAGAAAACCTGCAAAACTACACAGGTAGCTTTGTGGTCAACCTGTTAAATGCCGAACCGTCTGTGACAGTGCCGGTAGATGAACCGTGTGAAGTGTCAGCCATTGGCACGGGCTTCATGCTGATCAAGCGCGAGGTTTTTGAGAAGCTAAAGCCGCACACGCAGACCTTTGTTAGCGACATGAACTACATGGCTGGCAAGGAAATCTACGGCTTTTACCTCGATCCGATTGATCCTGAAAGCAAGCGTTTGTTGTCAGAGGACTACTTCTTCTGTCACCAGTGGCGCAAGATTGGCGGCAAGATTTACGCTGCCCCTTGGTGCCGTTTAGGTCACATGGGAACGTATCTGTTTGAAGGTGGCTTGCTGTCGAGTGATTGAAAAAACCCCCGCCAGAGGAAGGCGGGGGAAAGCCTAGAAGGGAAGGCTAGGCCAGCAGAACTTATCTCTTCGTCTTGCGTGCAGTCTTGGCAGACTTACGGAATGCAGCATCGGTGGGCGCACCCTTACTTCCCGGCTTTCTCATGCGCTCACCACTTCCCGCTTTGATTCTTTCCTGTTTAGCATTGATGTTTGCGTATAGTCCGGTCTTCATTTGATCCCCCAAAAGTATAAGTCGTGAACCGTATCATTACTTATAAATTGATATATTTTGAATACTGACAAATCTATTTCCCGCCGCACATCTTCTTCAGTCAGGTTGCGGTAGTAGTCACCGCAGAAGGGTGCGTCAGAAGGACTTGTGCGCGGTGTGCCATGTTCCTTGC